AGGTAAGTGTACGATAGTCAGCACCCAAGGTGTAGGCGTCTTCATCTTGAAGAAGACCATCAAGGGACACCTCAACATTACCTACAGTTGTCCCAAGGTCTACCACAGTTGTACCTTCGGTGATGCGGTAGGACATGCGAAGTACGTTACCAACCTCTGGCACTGCGATGCGGGAGCCAATCAGGACAGAGACACGCTCACCTTTGCGCAATGCAGGTTGTGCCAGTCGGATCTCGTTATTAACGATTTCGAATGCACCTGCTAACTCGTCTTGGAAGACACCATCTCGCCACACTAAGGCTGAGTGGAAGAAGAACGGAGGTGATACTTTAGTCTCACCACCTGCTGCTTCATACGTCCAAGGTGCTGTCCTGTGAGAGATGTTGGAGTCGAACGACTTAATAATACCAACAATCTGCTCATCTTGACGCTGGTTCCATGCCGTCTGCTTGGCTTCGTTCGCATCAATCTGCGTTTGCAGGTTGTTATTTGCTGTATCAAACTGTGCCTTGTTCACAGCATGATGATCTTCTGTACCCGGCATTAGGTGGTAGATGTTATGCCACCCTGCATTGATATCTTGCTTGAAGTAGAAACCATCAGGCAAGAAACCATCTAGAAGCTCCTGAGTTAACTCAAGTTGCTGGATGAAGGAGTTATTCAAGGATTTCATATCCAAGATAACATTACGGTCGAAGTTAGCATACGGCTGATTCTTCTCTACAACACGACGAATCCTAACTACTGTACCGTTGGTTGGTGGTACGTTGAATGTGATCTGGTTTGTGCCTGACAGGCGCCATCCAGTGGCGCTCTGCCAAGTCCTACCATCACCGACTTCAACGTAGATATCAGAGGCTCGAATGTAACCCTTGTCTGCTCCAGCAAAGCTGAAAGAGAAAGTGGTCTGCGAACCATCTGCTGTCCTCTCGGTAAAGGTATAACTCATCAGTCCTCCAATAAGTCTACGCTGGCCTTGGTCATTTGACCAATACCAATCGTGTTAGCCAGTGGCACCAGACGACGCATCTTATCGACGATTTGTCTAGTTGATACATCATCATCACCGTTGGCGTACTTAACCAATGCCTTGGAGAAGTCCACGGCATCACCAATGACACCCGCACCTGCTACGAGTTCACCAAAGCCTTGCTGCTGGAAGCCCATACGGCCCGGAGCCTGCATAAGCGCATCCGGCATAAGGCCGAGAGTTGCCAGTGCATCGCCAGCCAGACCGAAGCCTGCAACCTGCGGCAGTTTGTTGAATACACCCATAGCCATGTTTTGGGTATCGAATTTCTCACGTAGGAACTTGTCTCGATCTGCACGACCGATTGCCTGCATCTGCATCTGAGTAGCGTAGGATGCGAAGCCTAACAAGGAAGACCAAGCCAGAATCTGAGCTGCCTGAATCTTATCACCCCGTAAATCGTGAATTAGCTGTTTCTCGATAGAGACAATGGAGAATGATTTGAATTGAGTCAATGCTTTGCCCCACCATTTGTTCATCCAGATACCCTCATCCCCGATGAAGTTACGCTGGATAAGGCGACCTGACATACGGCGCACCGCCACACCCACAGCTTCCCGAAGATCTGGTTCCATAGCGTCGAAGTTCATCATGCGAACTCTCTCGCCATTATAATCAGCATACGCCGGGTTATCGTCGAAGTGACGCTGTAAACGCTTCATGGTTGCCTCGTCAAGACCAACCTCGTCCAAGTCACGCTGCGGCAGTTTACGACCGCCAGACAAGTGCTCCTTGAGGCGCTTATTGATTGATCGAGCGACGATCTTCTCAGACCCGCCCTGCACTGCCTTGAAGCCAGACAGCCAAGTGTTGATATGGCTACCCATTGCCAGTCCATTATCTATCACAGCAGACAGGCGGCTGAGGTTGTCAGCAGTCTCGCCGAACTCATCGTGACGGACGTTCCAGCCAGTCAGCCAGTTGTCCTCTCCGATGTACCCGACAAGTTCCTCCATCTCCCTGAGTTCCGGCTCCAGCAGACTGCCCTGCGCCGTACCACCCTCTCGCCCGGCGCGTGACCGGAGGAACTTGGTGGCTGGTACGGATTTCAGGACAGTACCAAGACCCATCTTCGTGATAGCTCGCGCCATCTCTGGTATCTGAGCAAAGCCCATCTGACCTAGACGTAACAGACCTGTCACCTCGCGCACCCGGCGAGTGCCTCTGACGATGCCAGCGTTAGGGTCGGCGTCGATGGTGTTACCGTACAGCATTCGTACAGAGTCACGAAGCATGTCCGCTTCTGCCCGAAGTTGCTTGATGGCCTTGGCGTCAGAGCCTGCCATATTGCGCCCAGCACGCTCTGCTGCGTCGATCGCGTTCAAGACGGACTGACGGGTAGGGAAGCCCATTGCGGCCAGTGCAGCGCCGCCTGCGGCCTCCTTGCCGTAGTTCTCTACTAGTTCCCCTACGTTAGTGTTCAGCAAGTCCTGTACCTTCATTCCGCCATACTCTGCCTGCGTGTTGATACCCATGCTGGCCTTGGCGCGATTCGATACAGACTCCGCCATCTCCTGCAACTCTGTGCCTTCGATGAAGTTGTCGATGATAGAGTCCGGCACACCTGCCTTCTTCAAGTCTTCGACAAGCTGCACCTGCTGCTGCTGAGACACCACACGATCAAAGGATACACGGCTGGACAGGGTGGAGTCTGAGGCGCGAATGTACTGGACTTTAGCCAGCGCATCGGCAGCCTTCTTACCCAGCTTGTACTTGCCAGTTTGATAACCTTTAGACAGCAGGGCGATTACGGCCTCACTGCTACCCATGCGGTTCACAGCCTCTGTGACCTTGATGCCATCGTAAATCACAGGCATATAGTCACGAGCAGCCTTGACGTCCTCGAAGCCTGCTTCGCCTGCCTGCTTACGAATCTCCAACGCCTTCTTCAACTTATCAGCCAGACCTTCGGCTGCCAGCTTAACACCTTTCGGCGTATCATCTGGTATGCCTTTAACGATAGCAGTGTAGATTTGGTTGTTGAAGTCTCGCGTCACGGCAGGGTTCAGGTAGTCGATAGCGCGCAGATTGTTATCCTTGATGAACTGTGAGAAGCCATCGTTGTAGCGGTTACGCTCTGCTGTGCGAATCAAGTTACCATATACGTTAGACAGGATTGAGGCAGTCTTGCCTTGATAGGCACCACCTTGTGCGTTCTCCAGTAGACGTAAGCCTAGGCCACGGAACACCGGGTTCTTCGAGTTAAGGATAACGGAAGACACGGAGCCAAGCCCAAAGGTTGATACCGGGCGCACATCAGACTGATAAGCCTCACGTGCAAGGTCGTCCATCAGATCTTCCATCTTATCAGACAGGTCGAACTGCTCACCTTGGATCTCTGAGCCTTCCACACGTGCTGCCGACAAGGAATCGTCTGGCGCTTTGGCCTCTGCCTCACGTGCTGCTACGGCTTCCGCATGTAGCTCGGTAGGGGTCTTGGTTCGCTCTGCACGGATGGCGGCTACCGCCTCGCGCACTGCGCTGTGCATGTCCACTTTACGGGACGGCACTTCAAGACCTAACTCCTTGATCTGCTCTTCGCGTGACAGGCTGGAGAAGCGTTTAAGCTCCGCCTTGGACATTGCCACATTCTCCACCTGCGCCAGCTTTGCATTAAGCTCATCAAGACGTTTGGTGGCGTCAGCGATAGGTGCATCAAAGCGACGGGCAATCGCCTGCAACTCTACCTTAGTGTCCAGCGCTTCGGCCTTACTCCGGGCAGCGCCCTTCTTGGCAGCGTGCTCCGCCTTGGCAGCAGTACGACTCTCCTGCATAACACGTAACTCATCCTCTGCCTGACGAATGGATGCCTTGAGTTGCCCTTTCTCCTTAGCAGTCATGCGCACGTTAGCCTGCTTGCGCAAGCCTTCGGTATGCTGGTAGATTGCCATGTCGAAGTCTACCTCTCTGGCCTTGAGCGGCTCAAAGTTGCGAGCAGCCATATATGCATCGTACTCCATTGCCTCCATGACGGCGCGAGATGCAGACTGGTCAAACTCGTCGGCACCGCGAATCACGGTATCAAGGTCGTCAACGGTTGCACGTGGCGTGTCCGTCTCTACGCCTCGGACGCGCTGGCGAGTAGCGGCACCGATAGTCCCACCCATAACCATCCCGAAGCCAGCAGCGACTAGCACATTATCAATATCACGCTGGTAGTCGCCTTGGGTCAGCACTGCTTCGAGGGCGGCGTTCTCTCCGGCAGCCAGTAGGCCAGTCTTTAAGGCGCGACCCATGCGGCCTATCTTGACGGCCCCAGCTACAGGTGCGGCGACAACGGATGTAGCCCAGCCGACAGGGTCAAGCACACCAGCCGCCAATTGAGCAGCGAAGCCAGTGAAGCCATTACGGGCGAGAGTCTCGGCACGATCCTTGTCTGCCTGTGCATTAGACATGCGGAATTGTAGCTCTGCGGGAGACTGCACTCCTTGCACAATCTCCTGCGCAATCTCATACCCGTGAATGCGAGATAACTCTTCCACGGTAGACTGCGGAACTTCATAACCCTCTTGAGGCGCGAACTCGGTGGTTGCTCGCTCTAACGCGCGTTGTCCACCATAAAGCGCCCACTCGCTCTCAAGGGCAGTGGTCATAACCTTGTCCTGCTCTCGCTGTGCTTCCAGCTTACGCTCGGCTTCGGCTACTTGAGAGAAGGTAGGCGGCAAATGACGTTGTGCTACACCTACCCAATTCTGGCTTGGTAATTCAGCCATGTTACCTCCTTAGTTAATGCCATTCATAAAAGGCTGTCCAACGTGTTGGACAACCCTTGAGTATGACACTACTTAACTTTCACCTTACCCACTTTGGCACCAGCAACTAACTTGCCAGCACCCGGCGGGTACACTTGCATCCACCCGTTCTTGTCGATACGATTGTGGATACTCTGGCTCACGAATGCAGGTGACATCTTACCCGCGAACTTGACGTACATAGAGCCGTCTGCTCGCGTCTCCACCTCACTGATACGAGGGACACCTGCTTCACTTTGTGCCATGTTATACGCTTCTGCGCGACGAACCAGCAAGCCCGGACTGCGCTTACCTTCCGTGGATGCAGTGCCTAGCATCTCAATGAAGCCATCTGTAATACGACCAGCCTTGAAAGCTGCGTATGCTTTGGGTGACTTCTGAATGCCAGCCTTACCTAAGTTATAGGTTAAGTCCATAATACCACGCTGGGTACTTGGGTGCATCGCATCGAAAGGGATAGCCCAATCTTTGGTAGACGGTACGTTCTTCTTCATATCCTGCTTGAGAAGACGCATGGCTCGCTCCGGGGTGAGTTGTGACTGGCCCGGTTTGAATGGGACTTTATCAGTACCAATCATAATGTAACCATTAGCTTTCTCTTCGGCAGTGAGGAAGTGACCGTAACCTACAGACTGACCATGCGCATCTTTGTACGGGGTGTACACGCCAGCTACACGGTCGAAGCCTACGTTCATGCCGTTCTCTGTCTTGGCTACATAGTTGAAGAAGTCCTGATTCTTCTTGTCGTAGCCGAACTCGAAGTTCTTCGGAAGGTTCTCGCCTGCTGCAAAGGCGGGAGACATTAAGAAGTCAGCGATACCCCGCTTCCCTACGGCTTTCGCTGTCACATCACCTTTCTGTAGAGGCTGTGCTTGGTAGCCACCAGCACCCCACATGCGCATCTGCTGCTCCTCGAAGTTCTTCTTGGCTTCGTCACGCTCTTTTACTTTAGCGTCGTAATGCTCTCGAAGTAAGGATTGTCCTTTAATTTCAGAGAGCGGCATTGCTGGGGTGAGGGGAGTGCGACCTGAGCCAGCACGAATAACAAACATGCCACGCTTAGAGTCAACATCCACGTAGAGATCTTCTTCACTCATTCCTCCAGATTGATCAAGCAACTCTTGCTTGTGATTGTTAATATACTGACGAAGTGCGATAGGTACGTCTTTCTGGTTCACTCCTATAGCGTCACCTAAAGCGCGAGCGTCACCTTTGACCAACACACCTTGCGTGAAGAAACCTTCTGATAGCTGAGTGTATTGAGAGGTGAGATAGGATTGCAGGTGACGTTTGATGGTGTCGTTGTTGTGACCAGCCACCTTCATGGCGCGGGCAATAGTCATAGCATCGTCCAACACAATACTGCGACCAGCCTCACTCATGTTGTCGCCACGAGTAAGCCAGCTACCACCAGCTATATCGTCAACAATACCCTCAACATCCGAGGATAGCTCTTTGAGGACGGAGCCTTGTAACTTCTCACCCTTGGCAACGTTCTGCGCAAACTCCACGGCCTGCCCTACGTTATAGCCCATCTGCAATGCACGGTCATAGTTCTCGACAAAAGCGTACTCCTTGTCACCCATGACGGCGCGACGTGCATCCTCCGGGATAGAGTCGCGGGCATTCATCAGCGTCTTGAGCGCCTCCGGCTCCGTGTTCATATCCTTGAGGTTAGCAGAGGACATTTGCATCAGGGAGTCATAGCGTGCCTGAATGTTAGGGTCTTTGATGAGGTCTTGCCCCAGCTTGAGATAGCGCATCTGCTCGTAACGACCACGGATAGCTTCTGCTTGCTCCCCGGTAGCGCCAGTGCGCTTAATCTCGTCCTCCGCCAACTTGGTGTAGGTTCCAGCCAAAGCCTCGGCATAAGCCTTGCGGTCTTTGTCGCTGATATCCTGCAAGCCAAGAGGCGAGCCAGTCTGACCACGGGCCAGTAAGTCCTGCATCTTGGCATCCTCGGCATTCTTCTTAGCTACACGGTCGAACAAGGATTTGATCTCACCGTCAGACCATGCAGTGCCACCAGAGATTTCATTGTGGTTCTGCATAATCTTGAGCATCTCTTCCCTATCAAGCTCGCCATTAGTGAAGGCCTGAATCGCTGCGTCCTTCTTCTCGAAGAGTTCCACCTGATTCTGAGCCGCCCAATTTCGGTTAGCCTGAATCTCGGCAGTCTGTAGCTTACCATTACGCTGATACAGGGAAATGCCGTTTGCATCCTTTAAGGACTTAGTGGCCTCCACGAAGGTAGAGTCACCAATAGCCGCCCGTTCCATTGCAATCTGAGCAATCATCTCTTCATACTCAGGCTTGGTAAGCTGCATGGTGATAGCTTCCTGCTGTAGCTGGTGAAGCGCCGCATCCAGTGAACTACCAGACAAGCCTTCCGTCACCATCAGTACGCGAGAGTGCATCGCCTCGGTGCGCTGCTGCGCTTCCCGCTCCAGCTTGGCACTTGCCCTTGCCGCGAAGATCTTAGGCTGCTGCTCCATGAATGCGTTGGAGACAAGGCGCATGGTGTCCTTGTCACCTTGCAGGCCAGGATATTGCTGGTAGACCTTGGCTTGGATGGCGTTGCGGGAGTCAACCACCTTCTGCTCCCATTCTTCGTCCGAGCCTTGGAATCGCTTGGCCTCATCCTGTAATGCGATGGTGTGACCCAGCACATCATTCTGTAACTGCACCAGCATGTGGGCGCGAGCGCCACCCACAGTCGCATCGTCGGAAGGCATCAAGCCCTGCAAGGCGCGGTCATACTGACGTACCTTATCATCTTCAACGGCTTGCTGCATAATCTCGGTGCCCACCGTAGCGAAGGCACCAGCGGCACTAAAGATATCGTCGATGAACGATGAGCCGCTACGTCGAATTTGAGGCTCGCTCACTTGGATTGCAGAGGTTCCTGCCATACGAGGGCCACCCGTAGACTTCACCTGCTGCAAGCCTTGCACAGCTTGACGCTCAATTGCCATGTTTCCTCCTTATCGCCCTACTCCAGAGGAATAGGTTCTTGATTCTTTCCACGCCGTACTCAATGCCTTCCCGGTCTTGGCACCGGATAGGTATGAAGTTGCAGCGCTGCCTACGCCAGATAGCAGAGAACTGAATGCAGACGGCTTCTCAAAGCTACGCTGCTGCATCTGTCCGCCTGTCTGGATTGCTTTAGCTTGGTTGATGAAACTCTGCTGCTGATTCTCAAAGTTATCAATAAGCTGAGATTGGTTCCTGCCTGCCTGCCCGGATAAATCTCCGAGCAAGGAAGAGATGGAAGCACCGCCAGTGCCGGAGGCACCCGCCATTAACTCAACCTGTGCCTGCTGCTGTAGCAGTGACACTTGGTTCTGGATAATGTCTTGGTGGAACTCCTTGTTAGCCTGACGCTCCAAGTCACCCAATTGGCGATATTGCTCGCGGGTGTTGATCATCTGCTGCTTCCATTGCTCCTGCTGCTGCTTGCGTAGTGCCTCTGCCTCGTTACCGCCAGACAAGAAACTTGTCAAACTACTAAGCAAAGAGCCACCCATAGACAGCAGACCGGAGTTAGAGAAGCCAGCCGTGGAACCACCTAGCCAGCCCATAGCAGAGCCAAGGATACCACTACCTGCACCTGCGGCGGCACCTCCGGCGGCAGCAGCACCGCCAGCGGCGGCACTACCTCCGAACATGCTACCGAGGGCGGCAGCGGCAGAGCCGATTATTGCCATTACACCCTCCTCTTACTCGGATTGTATGACCCTTCCCACTCAATGTCCCGTAGCTGCAAGGTGTGCGGTGCTACAGACTTGATACGATATGTCGCATCTGTACTCTTGGCACGGAGCGGGAACTTGAATACACCCTCCTTCGGTTTGACGTGACCAACAATGTTGTTTCTGGCACCACCTATGCGGTTCGATGCCTTAACTACGCGCTTGCGCCCGGAAGCATTCGTGACCTCTACGGTGAAGTCTGGATACTTGTCCAAGTTGAGATGAACAAGCCCAACGACTGGCGTATCGATGTACGAGGTACGTCCCTGAGAATCCTTGATCACCACAGGCGTAGGCTCAAACTCTTGCGAGTAATGTTCGCCAACCACACAGTGAATGATGGAGTTTTCTTCACCAAGGTCAAAAGTGGTATGCAGCCTGTTACCATCATCTTCATGTTGGAACAGGAAAGAGCCACCTACATAGGCAGGCCACCCTTGCGTAAGGACACACTCCAACATCTCTGGATGCTCAGGCCACCACGGAAGTGTACTAGAATACCAGCCGTCCGACGCAGCATCATAGGAGAAGGATATGAGCGCCTTGCGATCTAAGCGAATCTGGTCTTCAAGGTGGTACTCTATAGCGTCACCCATGTCCATCTTCTCAAGGAATAAACCTTGGCCTCCTCGCTCAATGATGAGGTACACCGTTTCACTGGAGTAGAACATAGCTCGTACCTTGACGTCAGTAGGCCACACCCAACGATGCCATGCTGCCTGCACTCGGTCAGTACCTTGCCAGAGCCAGTCATACACGTAGACCACATTGCGGTTCTTGTCCGCCATCACGAATAAGCGGTTGATGTTGGAACTTGCCACCATCGAGATGATGTTACCCTCAATCAACTTATTGACGTGACTTGTGATAGGCTGCGCCTTCTTGGTATCAGAATAGGAATCCGTATAAAACTCCCGGATACCGGAGTAAGAGCCTTCACTCGTAGCGAACATGACAGACTCACCTGTAGCCACCGGGCGAACGTGGTTGTTCACCTCAAAGGTAGTGGCAGGTTTAAGCAATGCGTTATCCTTGGTAAGTGCCTTGTCACCCGGTAGGATGAACTGAGAGTTGTCCGAGAACAACACTGTGTCGCCGTCCAATGTGATAGCGTGCTTTATCTGGTAGACCTCGCTTGCATCTGAGAAGATATCAATCGGGTCAGTGTCCAGTGCGGATACGACCGTGTACCGGAAGAAGTCAAAGAAGTGGGAAGTACGGGACATGATTACTGCCTCGCCTGCTGTGAGGCAAAGACGGTTCTGCACCATGAACATCCCACCCAAGCGCTGCGGCACATCGTCGTCAATGAATGAGGGCATCGGGTTAGTCAAGTCGTCACCGACCCGGCGGTCTTCCCAATCCCCTTGGCGAATCCTGAATTGCGCCACACCTCCGACGATACCTGTGCGCTCGATAATGTAAGGCATGGTATTCTTGTCAAAGCCCAACTTCACATCTGCTGCAATAGTCTCCTTCCACGTAACAAGGTTGCCCTCGGACTTCTCTGCTACAAGCCAGTAGCGAGACTCAGGCTTGCTGCCCGTAGGCCATACCTGCACCTTGTAACCCTCTGGTGCCTTACTCGGCAGCAGGTCAGTAGAGGTGACTTTGTACTTGATAGCCACCAAGTCCCTGCCTTTCGCACCGTCCTCTGTATTCACAGTGAAGTCAGTGTTACCGTCAATGCGGGTAATGACGATAGTCGTACCCATGCGGTAAATGTCGTACTGCGATACACCATCCCATTGCTGGAGTTTCAGGAATAGCTGCTCTGCGATAACCTCGGTTCGGATAGTCTCTACGTGGCTTGCTTCGCCACCATCCTTTGTCTTGTACTCGGCAGCAACCTGACCATTAATAGTGATCTGGTACTTCGTACCGTAGTTGCCATAAGCACAGAAGACGAGGGCAGTGGAGCCTACTTTCTTTGACCGCTCTGCCCTTGCACGCACAACCTTGCGACGGTTAAGCATGAAAGTTACGTCAGCGATAGTCATGAATTGTACATCCTCGCGTGGATTCTGTACTTCACTCAGGTAAACCATCGGTGCATCGGAAGATACAACGTTGCACTTGTTACCCATGCGGTCAAAGATTTCAGGGACGGCACCCGGCTTCATGACGAAGAAGTATTCCTCGTCGCCATCGCCTCGACGGTAATGGTGGAATGCCATGTTGTCGTCACCATTACCCATCAGCTTGTTCAGGTGGGTCGTACCCATGCGGGATTTAGTTCCATCGACAACATCAGGAACCATGTTGACCATATCCGTGCATTGCCCGTCAAGGCGCACGGCTGGCGGTTGCTGGCTGATACCTTGAATCTGCCTGCCTAATGAGCCTTGAACTTCCATCATAACCTCCAAGGACGTGGTGGGTAGCTGTCATAAGGTGAGTGTGAGAAGGCCGGGACATTCTGGTAGCCACCTGCCATGATACCAAACTGGCGCTGCGTCGGGTTATGAACCAGCATGTTGAGCCGCTTCTGTGCCGACTGCTCGGATTGTACACTCACCAGTAACTGACTGGCGATAGTCTGGTGGACTTGCAGCTTAGTCTTGTCTGCATCTTTGGATGTGATGAACTCACACGCTGCCTGATATGCAATAGCCTGCATGACGTTGGTAGGTAGATGCTCGAAAGGTAGCATGACAACCAAGGTCAGCCGGATACGACCATCACGATTCACATGGCCTCGCATATCAAACGTGTGGTTCCACGTAGAGTACAGCTTGCCAGCACGCATAGTCATGGGTACTTTCATGTCATTCAGACCGTAGCATTGCAGGACAGACAAGGTGTTGTTCGGCAGATTGACCTCGCCGTTCTGGTCTGGTGCAATGTTCCAGTTAGGCTCACGGTTGAACCACCAGCCGTTACCTTGATTATACTGGAAGCGTTGCGATACAATATCAATGATCTTGTTCGCATCCTCCGCATCCAAATCACCTGAATCCAGAGAGTCAACACCCTCACGACCAATGGCACGCATACAGAGGTTTACCGCTTCCAGCTTACTATCAATGATGCCGAACGTGGCATCAGACATTAACACGGACACATCACTAGGTTGAATAAGTGGCATTTAACCTCCTAAACAAAATAGCCCTACCCCAAGGCGGGATAGGGCATAGTTATTACTCGGTCTTAGCTTCCGGCTTGATAGCAGTCGGCTTCACATCAGCAGCCAGTACCGCGCGAACGGCAGCTACCAGATCTTCGGCAGACACACCAGCGGAGCTAGACTCAGCCGCGTAGCCAGCAGCGCCAGTAGATCCTTCCAGCAGAGACTTGGTGTACACAGCCTTACGACGGGCGCGACCAAGTACCATAGCGTGGTCAGTTGCACCAGAAGAGGAAGGTGCACCGGTACTAGCATCACGTTTGGTGGTAACTACAGACACAGCTTCCCAACGATCCGGGATTGCACCTTCGGACAGGAAGGTGTCGATGTAGTAGGTCTTCTCTTTCTTCTCATAGAAGATATCTCCAGTAACATCGATGGAGCGACCAACCAGCAGTGCATCAGCGGTGAACAGGACAGCAACAGCACCGTTCATCTCGTCAGTTGCATCGTAGCGATAACCGTTGTCTTCGTTAGACAGCAGGTGATGTGCCGCACCCTGAGTGAATTTCGGGAAGCGGTTAGAAGGGATAACCGGGCAGTTGAAGGATTTCAGGACGAAGCCCTGAATGGTTGCACCAGACTCGCTGATAGTGTAAGACTTGTCAACGATACGGTCTGCATCGCGCAGGCAGTTGAAGTAACGCCACGGCATCAGGATTGCTACATCGGAGATATCAACCTCTTGTTCAACCTGCTGCTCCAGAGCCATCTCAACAGCCGCCATTACGTACTGCGGGTTGGCCAGTGCTTCGCTTTCCAGGATGTTCACGTTCACAGAGAAGCCGTGACCTTTAACACGCGGTTTGCCACGCTTGGCCTCGGTGTTGCTGATACCACCCAGAAGCATCTGCTGAATCAGCATCTCATCTTCCATGCGTTTCAGTTGCTTGGCTTGGTTAGCAGCCAGCTTCGGTTTCAGGCTGTCAATGTCGCCCTGTACGTCATGCAGGTGAGCAACGGTGTTACGAGCGATAACGGTAGCGTCGATCACCAGTTGGTTTTTATCCGCCTGAGTAGAGGTAGCAGCCGGAGACTGACCCGGAGCCAGCACCTGTAACTCAGTCTCGCCGAGGTATTTGTTGCTCACAGTGTTGGTGCCAGTCACGGACTGTACGTCAAAGTAAGACATGATGTTCTCACCCTTGAGGTACTGCTCGTTAACCTTGCCGTTGAACTTCTCAATCAGCAGGCTATCGACTTCACCAGAAGCGGAAACGGCAACGTTAGTCAGAGTGTTAGGGGTGCTCATGTATTAGAATCTCCTTATAAATCAAGTTGATACTAGGGAGGCAGATTCCTCCCTTCTATAGTGTCACCTAAATAGGCTTACAGACCTTTAGCCATGCCAGCGCGACGGCGGGCATCCAGTTTGGCCTGTGCTTCTGCGGCAGCCTTACGGTCACGACCGAAGCGCTGACTCAGTTGCGAGATCTCCCGGATGTATTCCTGTGCGGAGAGTGGGGAATTATCCGATGCGTCAACAGCGGGTGCAGACGGCTGGACAAGAGTAACCTCATCATCACCCTGTGCAGCCTTGCGACGTGCTTCCAGTTCACGCACAGCGTACATCTGGAGGTACTGGTTCCCGGACTGCATCACTGCATTGAAGGCGGTAAGCTCTTCGTCACTAAGAGCCTCAAGCGCCCATTCTTCCAGACGACTCCAGCCTTCTTCACCTCCGCACTCCTTGGAGATATCGGTGAAGCGCTGCACATCTGCGGCCTCACGCTCCTTGGCTTCGTTCTCGGAGCGGAGCATGAAGGCTTCGTTCTGTGCCTTGAGGCCAGACAGGTAGGCGTCAACGGCGAACTTGCCGAAGGCGTCATACAGCTTCTGCTTCGTTTCTTCTGACAGGGAGAAGTCGCCATCCTTAGCGTAAAGCTCGGCAGCGATAGCGTAGGCGTCAAGACCCTTGGCCTTGAGTTCTTCCTCCACTTCCTGCGGCACTTCAATGGTGACTTCTTCGCCACCAAAGAAATAGCTTACTTCTTCTTGAGACGACTCAGCAGGCTTGTCTTCCTCTTTGCCTTCTCCTTCTTGAGTCTCGCCTTTAGGATCTTCTCCTCCGGCGTCTCCAGCGTCAGTGTCGCCAGTGTCGCTTTGTACATCAGCATCAGTGTCAACAGTATCAGTATCAGTGGTAACATCGGTGGTTGCCTCCTGAGTTTCTTCCGGCGCTGCGTCGGAAGTCGGATGAGTGGTAGTTGGTTCAGTGAATGAGAAAGCCATTAGCCCTCCTGCATTGATTGTTGAATCACACCGGGAATAGCCTTAGCTACACCCTCGTTAAGTAGGTTCTCCTGCTGACCCTCTGCTTGGCGTGCCGCCTCTTGCTGTAGCTCTTCCTCTGTCATGAAGAAAGGGAACTCAGCAGAGATCTGTCCACGCACCCAATCCACATAGTCAGGCCACTTGACCGAAGCCTGCACAGGCTCAGGCCACTGCATAGGCAGGGTCATGTACTGAGAGAAGTCAGCCAGCTTTTCAAGCTCTGCCATACGCCCAAGCGCTTCGATACCAGTGATGATCACAGGGTCGATCAGATCGGAGGTCAAGGTCTTGCCTACCTCGTTCAAACCCCACAAGGCGACAGGCGTCTGCATAGTCATGGCGAATAGGGAGTATGCACCGCCCATGTTCTGCTCGACTTCCAGTGCATCGCGCTTGATCTCTACGGCAGTCACACGCTCCGCATCACGGCGTACCAAGGACTCCATCATGAAGACGATGCCGATGCGGCGGGGGTACGTCTCCAGCACTTGAGCAATAGGAGTAAGGTCGGCATACTTGCCAAGTTGCACAATGTGGATATCTTCTTCCACACCTGTGATAACCTCACCAGTACCAGAGTTGACGAAGTGATCTACGTCAGTCTGCGCACCGGGACGAATCAGGTATTTGATATCAGCCATAAGTGCAGCACCACGTGCCACTGCTTCGGATAAGAACTGGACAACGAACATGTCGCCGGAGTAATCCTCCATCAGCGGGCGACCCCAATCCTCACCATACGAGCGCTTCCAAGTCAGTACGATGAAAGGCAACTTCTCGGTTTTGACCCGGCTCTCTGTGCCTACCGGGATATCATCAGCAGATTGCTTGACTTCCCAAAAGCCGTCACCCTTATAGTGAGCATGGGTGTACAGTTTGACCTCATCGTCTTTCTTGCACATCTTGCCTCGCATACTGGCTTCGATAGCCATACGGGTGGCAGGGTCGAATGTGCGAAGTGCCTTCTTCTGGAGCAGGATAATATCCAGTAATTCACCATTGGTGTCCCGATTCACCACATAATGATGCATAGGAATGGTGCTGATATTACCCTTGCGCGGCTTGAACAACATACAGTTTCCGGCAACGATGAGGTGTTTGAATGCCTCAACGATTGCAGGGCGGAACTGGCGCTGCTCAAGGGACTTCATGGCTGCCATCTCCACGCGGGCAAACATAGTCGCCAGCTTGGTCTTGTTCAGCCCAGCCTTGGATAGCTGCTCCTCACCTTTGGTGGTAAGGTCAACACGGAAGAAGGATCGCTGTGCAGGGAATAAAACCTGTGCCAGCTTATTTGCTAAATGGTTAGTGGCTTGCGCACCTGTACCCTGCCACCCATTCTGAGAGGTTTCATTGTCACCTTCGTCATTCAACAGGTAAGGCAGGGATAACTTAGCGTAATGCTTCGCCCGGTCAAGGAAAGGATTACGTTTGGTTACGAATTTCTCCCACAGCTTTGGAATCTTCGAGCGCTTGCCACCGTACTTCATGTCGGTGTTTGGCCCCATATTACACTCCTAAGCTAGAGGCCACAGGACGAACCAGACCGCGCTTACCTTTAGCGCCAGCCTGAGAATCCTCTTCACCGTGACCGATCTGGATATCTTCTGCGCCAACTTCCTGCTGACGCTCAAGCTGCTGTGCAGGGACTTTGGTTTCTAAGCTAACTGGCTTCTGGCTCGTACCGAGCACACCACCAACAACTTTACCTACTGCCTTAACAGCCTTCTTAACTACACCCATGTTATCTCCTTAGAACTTTAGGTTATACACAGTGCCGAACGACTCAAAGCCTAAGCGCTCATACATACGTCCGACTCGTTCTTCGTTGATACCGGAGGCGATGGACAGGCGCACCTCACAGCACGCCATAGACTCAGCCCATTCTACGTATTGCTTAACTAAGCGGTAGCCGAGGGATGTTCCTCGTCTCTCTGGTGTGATGTAGAACAGGTAGTCACTTGCCACCATAGCTGGGTTCCAAGGTGCCATAGGGTGTGCAGCAGCCCATAAGAAGCCTACGACCTCACCATCCAACACAGCCACCCACAGGAATAAATCATCCCGCATGTAGGCTTCGCATAGGTGATGGGCGCTCATCTCGGCATCCCATACAGCAGAGTGATGGGCCGTAGACTTAACCTCTTCTTCAACGTACCGATTACCAAGATTGATAATCGAAGGGATATCGAGGAACGATGCAGGACGAATCATGGCGTCACCACGATCTGAGCATTGATACAGTTCATGATGTACCGTTTACACTCATCCCATTGCAATTGCTCTGGCGTCTTATCTGGTGCCGGGTGTGAAGGCCGGAGAATCATCTCCAGCATCTCCATAGCTTCCAGACTAATCGTCGGTTTCTTCTTCGTCTGTGCCATACAGTTCCTCGACTTTCTCTTTGATAGCCTCTACAGAGAGGCCAAGTTCTTCTGCGTCAGCGAGCAGAGTGTACGGCGGGATAATCCCGCAAGCATAAGACTCGAACAGAGCCTCTGCCACCTCGACAGCGCGAGTGGCTTTCATTGAATCAAAAGACATCTGGTTCCTCCTTATCGTGGCGTAACTCTCCAGCCTTGGGAAGTCTCAGGACTCCCTTGCTAGATTCCTGTAACGCCTTGACAGCGAAGATCTTCCCGATGACATTCAACTCGCCACCGTGTTTAATATCGTGATACATACGCTCGGCATCTTCATGTGTCCAACCCTTGCCGAGCATAGCTTTGACAGTCTTGCCACCTTTCCATTTAAAGATGAGGTTAGCAACCTTGCCTTTGTATTTACCTTTACCTTCTTCCCATCCGATGCAGGTAAGGTCATAGCTTACCATGCGGACGATCTTGGTCTGGCGGTAGCCTTTGTGACCTGCCTCATAGTCGCAGTCCAGCTTGAACACAGCACCCTCACGACCTGCGTCGATGTGCATCTTAGCGAATGCTTCAACCTCTGCCTCGTTGTGGCATGGAGTGATAGGTAGGATGTTGTCCAACGTGTTGGACACCAGTTCGCCTAAGCGACGCTCTAGCGCTGCATGGCGTTTAAGGAATGTAACCTCCGTATATCCATCAGTGAATGCCTTGATTGTCAACATGTCAAAGAAGTCTATGTACAAGTTATCCTTGATTTGCTGACCGATGTAATCAAGAGGCTCCGTCCGGTTAGGGTTCACCACACCAGAGAGTGCTTCAAGGTAGATATCAACGGCCATAGACTGCAACTCACCAAGATAAATGCCAGCCGGAAAGGAAGCAAATCTTTGTTCGAGTGCTTCAACATTTGCCAGTTTCTTACCAGTGCGACCAAAAATGCCAACGACACTATCAGCGCGAACAACAACAGCAGAGAATATACCATCACGTTTCACCTGTCCATATACGGGGAATTTAATCTTACTATCCGGAACTTCATCACGGTGCTTAACCAGCATGACTGGCTTAGTGCGGTGGTCTTCTGGTAGGCCAATGAAAGAGAAGATATCCATCAGTACACCTCCAGTAAGACTTCATAGGCTGAGATGATTTGAGTTACTGCCTTGTCAATCTCACCTTCTTCAAGGTTCACATCGATAACCCAAAACTCTTCACCGGGTAAATCCTCAGCACGGATATAGTCACGGCTGTCTCCTTCGAAGGTGTAACCCTCTCTGTGTAGGCGAACCAGCATTATAGTCTCACCAGCTTCAAGTGCTGGCTTGAGTTCATCCGGGAAGCCGCCGTCAGACAGAACCACTTCATAGGGCTTCAATTGGTTAACTCGCTGCAACATACGTTCACCGAAGTATTGCTCTCCGAACAAAGGCTTGCACCACTGCTCCGAGATGTGGATGAAGAATTGACGCGGAGACAGGCCACCTAAGAACTCACATGGTTTCTCTTTTGTCTCGCGGTCATTGTACAAACCGACAAACTCATCATACTTGGAGCCTAACACCGCCTTTGCGATATCCCACATAGGCTCCTTCATTGATGCCAACTTGAATGCTTTGCTGGCCTCAGCCATGCGTTTGGCGATTGTGTCTTTGCCTGCACCCGGAGGGGCATTAAGAACAATAATCATATTTACCTCCTATTGACAGTATACAATCAAGGGCAGTCGAAACCACCCTTTGTTCTATAGTGTCACTTAAATCTTGCCAACCCAACGACCGTCGCTATTGGTCTGCATCGGGATGATCTGCGGTACGCCTTCGATGATCACAAGGCAACCCAGCGCTGGCTTATATTTGGACTCCTTGCCATATGAGAAGGCGCGGGAATCCTCATCCACAAGACAACCACCCTGTGCAGCCCAATACTGCTCATGCGTATTCCGGGCATACTCGATAGACATCTTGCCATGCAAGTGACCACACACCAAGTTCATGCGCTCATGTGCGGCGTCGCCCAGCACGGCTCCGGCTGGCTGGTGCTTGAAGGCAACCTGCTCACCGTTCGGCAGTTCGAGGACGTGCGTATGCTGCCACTCCCAGCGCTCGCCTCCACCCTGCGGGAAGAACACTTCACGGTAGGTGCGGAGGTATTGCACAGGGATGCCGTGCGAGTGCGCCTTGCGGAAGTGCATAGAGCCGTGGTTCGAGTGACACAGGCGCATCACCGGGAACATTGCGTGCAGCTTCGCCATGAAGACACGAGCCTTCTCCAGTTCCATGCCAGCGGAATCGAGGTTAGGATCGGAGTCGTGGAAAGACATAGCGTGCTTGTCCGCTTCATCTCCGAGGTGGACAACGGTATCCGGGCGGAACCGCGCAGCCACTGCTGCCAGAAACTCCAGCGTATCCGGGTGCTCATACGGAGCGTGGGTATCAGGGATTACCAGTATGCTTCGATGAGCCGACTCAGGCATTGGTGCAACAGCCAGATCTTCATAGCGATCAGGAGTGCGCAGCTTACGTGCTTCTTTGATACGCTTATTCTCTGGAAGAAGGGACTGGTAGTTATCGCCATTCTTCTTCTTCGTCTTGAACTGACCGTGCCAGTAGCGGGCCAGTTGGCGCGTAATCTTCTTACCCACTGGATGCGCAGATAAGATGCGTGCCATTTCATTGTAGTTAACATTTCCGTGCTCGTCGGTAGCCTGCTCAATTGCACTCAGCACCTCGGAGTCTTTGTACAGGGAGCGTAGCTTACCCAACTTTACCTCCTGCCTTCTTCTTTGCGTATGCCAAGCGAGCCTTGCGATTGCGAGCCTCGCGCTTCTCTGCCTCAGTCTGGTGCTTATGATACAGCTTGTCAGTCTGCGGCGTCTGGTGTAACTTCCAATAGTTATACAAGTTCTCCAACCATTTAAGCTGGAAATACTTGTTATTCCCCGCCTTACCATAACCTGAAATAACGCCTAAGATCTTGCCTTCTGCACCGTTGCAGCCTCGGCATACAACGGCACGGCAGAACCCAGTGTCATGGTCGTGGTCAAGTACACGGTTAACAGGAGTGACAGCCTTGAGGCTGCCACCACATAAAGGGCACTTGTACCCCTGCTTCTCCATAAGCTCCTGCTTGTAAGCAGCAACCTCGGAGGTCTTTAGCTTTGTAGCCATCCGTCGTCGTCTCCCCACAGGATAGGGTTCTTATCGGCACGCCAGATATCTCCTTTGAAACTAGCCATGTGAGCCAAGCGCCCACACTCAAGCATCAGATCGAACGCCTTGCCGATACGATAAGTTCCCCTATGGTTTCTAAGTTTGACTGCACCATGCCCGAACTTATCCTTGTAGGCACCCAGCACAGCCATGTAAAGTTCCTTCTCAGTCTTGCAGCCGTCAAGCAGCTTATAGGCAAAAGCAGCACCCTTGCCCGGTATCCCAGCATAATTATCAATGTCATCGCCGATGATCATCTGTGCGTAGAAGAATTTGAGTCCAGCACCTTTTAGGTCTTTTACCTGTCCGTTCGCCTTGCGGCGCAACTCAAGCCAACCCATCTGGTCTACCCACTTCAAGTCACTGCCCGGTTGAAGATGCCAGCCGGGTACAATCATCAGGTCTTTATCTGCTGACACGATAACTGTATCAGAGAATGCCTTGTGCTCAGGACTACCGACTTCGAACTCGTTACCGTTCTCCTGTAGGAATCGTCGATGTGCATCCCACTGCGCTATGCTCATCAAGTCGTCCGCCTCTTCACCATCGGCAAGCTCTGCCTTGTGTACAGACATAAGGTGCTCGCGCATCTCATAAAAGAATGGCGGCTTCTCTGCCTTACGTGTACCCTTGTACGGCTTAGTGAAGGCCAGACGCAGACGGAAGTTAGCGTCAGACTTGGTGAGGAAGATGCGAGCGGCATCGCACTGTGCGCCGTATACCCAAGAGTTGAGCATAGAGTTGACGCGGTCACATGCCTGCTTGCATTCAGGTGTATCTTCGATACGAGCCACTTGACCAGACTTCACACGTGTCATGGCTCGCACCAAGGTCATATCACTGATAGTATAACCAATGATATAAGGAATCATATCTCCATCTATTAGAGCGATTCTTTTACCGTCAGTCGGCCACAGGATGAGATTATTGTCTTCCGATACTGTAGCTCCGAAGTTGAAGTTTGGTCGCATGTAGGCCATTCCTCCAAGAATGCCTTGACCTTACTTCCCAGTTTACGCTTCATGCGTTGTTCATCCCGATCCTCTACCTTGGCGATAAGCTCTTGCGTACCGTACTCCCAATGGTATCCGTTCTGGATGTAGGCGATACCTTCATACATGAGGGTTAACATGTTGAAGTTGTAGTCAAAGCAGATACGAGATTCAATAGTCGGCATAATTAATTCTCCAATAACTATTACGCAAAATACCCTGCCTCACTAGGAGACAGGGCGCTTATTAGAACTCTTCTTCTTCGCTAACAATGTCTGCCAGAGCAGCAGCTTCTTCGACCACCTGAGCCGCTTCTTCTACAGAGGCGTCAGCTTTGGCTTCCTTCACAGGCTTGCCCGCAGCAACCCAATCCAGGAATTCGGCAACGATGTTTGCCTTGCCGATCTGTGCCTTGTCAGCCTGATCACCGTACATTGCACGAGCGAACTCCAGACCAGCGGCGAAGTTACCCATGCTGTCGATCTTAGCCTGCGCTTCTTCACGAGTGTCGTAGGCTTTGGTGCCAGCTACCAGTGCGCCTGCTTCGTCAACAATGATGAAGGACTCAACAACTTCCAGTTTACCAGCTTTAACAACACGGTTAGACAGGGTTTCGATAGTGAACATATTTTAATCTCCTTCTTAAATTTGTGGCGATTTGCCGTTATCTTCTTCTATAGTGTCCCCTAAATAGAGGACACCGATTTGTCCAACGTGTTGGACTTACAGGACAGTGTTGACCTGACGAATATCGGACACCGGAACGGATACGCCGTGGCGCGCGCCAGTTTCCGGGTTGGTGTAGTTTACGACGTGCTGACCTTCACGCACAATGTAGTGCAGGTCTGGATACGAATCGCCTTCGGAGAAGCACATAAAGCTAGTGCCTGCCAGAGTCGTCACGCCCGGTTTGTAGTGCAGAGTTACAACTTCAACTTTCATTTAACCTCCTATTAATATTCTGCGTCTTCATCCATAGCCGGAGCCGGGACGTCCTGCGCCGGAACTTCCTGCGGTACAGCCGCGCCAGTATCCAGAGATTGACGATCTTCTGGTGTGGCATCGCCGTCTTTCTTCTTAGCCTTCTTCCAATCTGCATCGGCAGCACGTGCCTCAGCGATGATCGCTTCAACGTGTGAGCCAGCAACAGACAAGTTCTTGCCGCGCGGGGTCTCGTTCAGCAGGTACTGGCGAACCAGATGCGCCGGGATAGCGTCGATGATCTCACGAGTCAGCTTGTCGAAGGTGATATGACCAGTCATGGACAGACCTTCTTCTTCAACCTGCGCCAACACCAGCTTCTTGAGTTTGTCCGGCATACCGCCAAAGCCCTTCCAGTTAACGTACTTGAAGGTGCCGTCTTCATTCTTGCCACCCTTCTCATCGCCAACCATGCTAACAGTCATGCACTCGCCGATGAAGTCATCGAAACCCCCAAGCAGTTCTTTCGGGTCAACCGCATTCAGGAACTTAGTCAGTGTAGCCTTGTCGCCAGACTTGAGCGGCACAGCCATCCACTGCTCCATGCGGGAGCCATCATCATTCTTGTCGTCGTCACCCATCAGGATAACCTTGACCAGCACAAAGTTGGCAGGCTTCTTAACTTCGGTGGTGTTGCCCTTCTTGAAGATATCTTGGAAGGAACCAACGTGAATGATGCCAGAGATCACAGCCTCATGATCACCTACTTCCGGGTTCTTAAACACACCGCCAGTAGCAGCAGCAACCTCAGCACCAAAATCAAAATTACGAGCCATTAATTTATTCCTCCTTTGGTTACACGATACAATCATAGGCCGAACCAAATCGACCTATTGTTCTATAGTGTCACCTAATTATGAATGGACGACTTTAATACGTGCAATAGTATCTAGCGGGTAGATGTAACTAACACACTCACCGTCTTCAACCTCCTGCACATTTACACTAGCCATAGTGTCACTAAGGGACAAACCCAATTGGTGGCAGGTTTCACCTTGAGTGAACTCTGGCCCACGGTAGGCATCTGCTTGTTCAACAGTAGTGATTGCTGTATCGTCCTCTTTAGCCAGACGAGTGTGTCCAGCAACTTTACGCTGCTCTAAATCACGAAAGATAATACCCACATGTTTAGCTTGAATTGCTACTTCCATCATACCTCCTTACTTAGTCAGGTTGTCCAGTTCAGTGCGAAGCATTACCAGTTCACGCTTGAGTTCGTCAGACTTAGCCTGTGACATTACCGCGATTGTACGCTTCTGCTCTTGGAAGCGAGCAGTCTCTTTGCCTGCCTTAGTCTCAAACTCCTTCTCGATGCGAGCCAGTTCAGCTTCGCGCCAAGCCTTGAGAGCCTCGACCTTCTTGTAGTGGCTTTAGTGGCAGTCAACCATCAGCGCACTACTACGCTCTTCCAGTTTAACCTGACGATCCTGAATTACATCGATGCGGTCTTCAATAGCACGCACCGCCTTGTTACGCATACGTACAGCCAGAGTACGGAAGAATTGAGACAGTGCTACCAGAGTAGTTACCATAGACATAATTATATCTCCTATATTTACTTAATTACCTATACTACCTTAATAATCTAGATTACCTAGGCTATCCTTCTATAGTGTCACCTAAATCAAGGATGCATTAATTTGTGACGGATAAGTTCATGGCGCTTCTTGTCCATGTAAGCAATGCGACTGCCACATACGTTAGGGTTGAACTCTAACACAGGAACGAAAGGAGTAATACCACCGTGCTCCCACTTGATATCTTTACCATCGAACCACACCATGTTCATATTGCAATCGTGCTTACGCACATGATCTTGGATGGTTTCAGATTTAGAAAGAAGCAAATCAAGCTGGCAATTACGCATCTTCACTTTCATGCAGCTAAGGAACATAGCCTGAAAGGAGGTAGGGTTGATTTCATAACCTAAATTAATACCGTAGGATTGGTAAAGTTTGGTACTAAATCCCATAATTGCCATATCTTCCGAGATAGTTTCCATGATTCCGTGCGCCTGAGACTCTGCCATAGAACCTACAGGCAACACCATATCATAGTCTTTAGGTGTTACTCCGTACAGGGCATCACGAACTGCACCACCTACCGGGAAGAATTGTAGACCAGTGATACCATACACAAGATTGTAGACTTTCTTGAGCATCTTAGTGTTCAGTTCATTCATTATATTTCCTCCAGTTAAGTTATTCATAAAGGCACCTCGTAAGATGCCTTGAGTATAACTCAGTGAGTTTCTTTCCAGCTTGCACCAATCTTATATTCGCCAGCCATAGGGCAGCGCATGTTAAGGTATTTGCCAGCCCAAGTCATTGCATCAGCGATAATATGACCAGCACGGTGATATTTACGCTGGCAACGCAACACACCAGCATCGTGATCAACGCTAACGA